AAGAACAATTCGATGAAAATATTAGAAGTTTTATTTTACAAGAATTTAAACACGTTGATTTAAATTTACTTGAAAATTTATTATTGTTTCAAAAAAACATTTGTTCAAGTCCATTTACACAATATCCCAAAAAAGAATCATTTGATTTTAATTTAAATGAAGTGATATTTCAAAATAAACCAATAAAAAATGGTGGATACACATATGAGTTTGATTCCAAAAATTATGATTCAGATGTAAAAAAATGGTGTACTATAAATATGTGGTGGGGTAGAAGAAATCGTGGATACGAAGCACAAGTTACAAATGTCTGAATTAGAATTCTTTAAAAATTTATTTCCACAAAAATTTGAATTTTTAGATATTAATGAGTTTAAATCATTTGATGGAGATACTTTTCACTTTGTTCAAAATATAGAAGATATAAATACGGAACGAACTAAAGAAGAAGGTCCTGTTTGTGAGTGTGTGGGTGAGAATACAAACAAATCATTAGTGTTATATTTCCAATCAATTATCAATCAAGGAGTTGAACTACCTATTTTTATTAATGAAAAAAATCAAGTAATGGATGGACACCATAGGATACAGGCATATTATCTACTTAATCGAAAACAAATACCAATTTATCGTAATAAATTAACAAGAAATCATGGTTTTTGTTGGAAAAAAGGTTTGGAAGGTAAGAGGAGATTAAGATTAAAAACTTGGTAGTTTTATATTTATAATTGTATAATTACACAGGAAATTCCATGATTAAGTTAAAAAGTTTATTAGAAGCAAGTAAAACAAGTACTTCACGAGGTTCTGAAGAACTTGGTGGATATGCTGGATTTATCAAACCTGAAGAATTTGAATCATATAAAAAGTGGATTGCAAAATCACTTAGATTACAATTAGCAGAAGGTGTTCAAGATAAAGGTATATTGAAGGCAGTATTTCTTGCAGGTGGACCAGGTAGTGGTAAAACTTATGTAGTGAAACAAATTTTTGGAATACCTGATAAGTTTAATATCAGTATGAGTGGTATGAAAATGGTAAACTCTGATAAAGAGTTAAAACATTTATTGAAAAAATATGGATTTGGTACAGATTTAGATATATTACCAGATGAATTATTTAGACAATTAACAGACCCGGATTATGAAGATTATAGTGGGTTGAGAGGATACTCAAAAGGACTTACTAAACAAAGAGAAAAACAATATCGAGAGGGTAGATTAGGAATGATTATTGATGGAACAGGCCATCAATTCCAAAAGATACAATCTCATAAAAAAGAATTAGAAGATTTAGGATATGATACTTATATGATTTTTGTGAACACATCATTAGAAGTGGCACAACATAGAAACACAATAAGAGATAGAGTATTACCACCTAAATTATTAGAAAAAAGTTGGAAAGATGTTCAAAAGAATATTGGTTCTTTTCAAGCATTATTTAAAAATAATTTCGTGGTAGTGGATAATTCAAAACACTTAAACGATGAAGAAGCGGAGAAAAAATTTGTTCCATTGGTTACTAAAGTTGTTAGAAAGTTTGTTAACCTACCAATCAAAAATAAACTTGGAAAAAAGTGGGTTGAAAAACAAAAATTACTTAAAAGGAGAAAATAAAATGTTAATATCATTTGATGAAATTATAGAAGTAACTTTACACCACGAGGGTGGTTATGTTCATGACCCAAAAGATTTAGGCGGAGAAACAAACTTCGGTATAGCAAAAAGATTTTATCCAGATGTAGATATCAAAAATCTTACTAAAGAGGGTGCAAAAGATATTTATAAGAAAGATTATTGGGATAAAAACAGAGTGGATGATTTAGCTGATGAACTAAAACATATCTTTTTTGATATGTGTGTGAATCAAGGTAGAGGAACCGCAGTAAAGATTTTACAACGAGCGTGTAATGCAAAAGGTGCAGACTTGGCAGTAGATGGTGGATTTGGACCAGGTACAAAAAGTGCTATTGAAACATACAAACCATCATTAGAAAGAGTTCGTTGTTATAGATTAAAACATTATTATGATTTAGTGAATAAGAAACCTGAACAAGAAAGATTTTTGTTTGGGTGGTTTAAACGAGCATTATCAGTATAAGGAGATAAAAATGAGTAATCCCGTTCAAGGTTCATTCGTGGGAAGAACCAAATCAATAGATACTTCTAATTCTTTTAAAAGAACTTATGAAGTAGCAGCATCAACAACATACGAACCAACAGGTTCTAATCTTAATTCTGCATTCTTAATTGAAGCAGGAGCTAACTACACATTAACTGCGGTTGATGGTGGTGATTTAACTGCAGGATTAGTAACAGGTCAAGTTTATCAAGTGGCTTTGAAAAAAGTTGTAACAGGTGCAGGAACAGTAGTTAAACTATTAAGTTAATAAATTATGGCATACATAATAGCAGAACCTTGTGTAAGTACTTGTGATACGGCATGTGTATCGGTTTGTCCTGTGGATTGTATTCATGGGCCAATAGAGAAAACAGGTGCAGGTGCAGAAGTTGAGGGTATGGAATCAGTAGATGGATTACAATTATACATTGACCCGGATGAATGTATTGATTGTGGTGCATGTGAACCTGAATGTCCTGTAGAGGCTATTTATGATGAAGATGAATTACCAGAAGAGTGGGAAAAATATATTGAAATCAATAGGGAGTTTTTTCAATGAAAAGTTTAAAACAATTATTATCTAAAGTGAAGAGTAATAAGATGGATAAGAAAACTGCCAAAGATTTAAATAACTTGGTAATGAAAGGTAATGGTTTTGTAGTGATTACAAAATCAAAGAAAAACGGATACAATCGTTTTCACGCTAATCAAGTAGATGATAGAGGACTTGATGGTCTTCCACATATGAGAGATTTCAAACCAAAGAAAGGTGTATATAAACCAGAACATGCAATGGCAGATATTAATTGGAGAGATGTTAAAGATATGTATATGGAGAATAAAGTCAATGAACGAACACAACAAGTAATTGAAACTATCAAAGGTAATCTCTGTATTGAATGTGGTAATCCAGTTAATGAAGATTTAAAGAATTGGTTTAAAAAGAAATGGGTAAACATTGGTAAAAAGGTTGGTGGTAAACATCCACCTTGTGGAACAAGTGGTGAGAAAAAGGGATATGCAAAATGCGTTCCAGCTTCCAAAGCCGCATCAATGAGTAAAAAAGAAAAAGAAAGTGCAACTCGTAGAAAGAGAGCAGCACAAAACAAAGCAGGTAGAGGTGGACGAGGAAAAGCAGGTGCAGGTTCACAAGGTAAGAAACCAATTAATGTTTCTACACACACAGGTGATAGAAAAAGTGGAACAGGTAAAGGAAGTTAATGGATATTTCACCAACACATATTGAATTACTGAGAACTACTTTTGATACCGTTAAAGGTATTAATGCAAGTGGTGGTGCATACAAAAACTTAGTTAGGTTTCTTGATAGTTTAAATACAAAATCATTAAAAAAATTAGTAACTGCAAGAATTAAATTTGTATCAGCATTAGCAAAAAATAGATTAAAGAAAAATGAAATGTTAAATAAACCAAATTATATTAGAAATAAAGCACCAGTTCCACAAAATAATCCTGATGGTGAACATGAGTTTAATAATCCTGATGTTGTTAAAGAAGATGATAAAGAACCAAAGTTTCAATCGGTTCATACAAAATCAACATTTAATTCTACATTTGGTGGTTGGTATACTAAATGGGTTCCATTATCTACTAAAAAAATACAAAGTATTATCGGTAAAGAAAAAGTAAGTGTATTTCACGTTGGTAATGCAGAGTATGAAAGAGATGTAACACAAGTAGCAAGAATCGTTGGAAAAAAAGGAACACTATCTACATTTACATCAGTAGACAAAGGTGAGAAACTTGCAAAAGGAAAAGGTATACAATCAGGTGGTGGTATCATTTATCAAATAGAAGGAACTTTATTAGTTGCAAGCACGAGAGATATGCAATCCCACCCAGACAAAACAGGTCGTAGATGGATTGACCCGTATTGGTTAGCAGGTGATACTATCGGTAGAAAAATGAGGAAAGAAATACAAAGTGGAACTGAAAAACTTAAAATAGACGAAAATTCTTGGGACAAGATACAAGATAAAGTTGATGCTGAAGTGAGGAAAGAAACAGGTTATGGTGATACTCAATATGACCACCAAGCACACAAAAAAAATGTTAAAAAAGCATTAGGGCCATACAAAAGAAAATGGATTAAAAAGTATATTGATATGTGTTATAAAATTATCGATAAATACAAAAAACAAATTAAAAAACACATATTAAGTCAAAAAGATGAAAAATCAGAACACGGGTGGAACGAAATACTCGTTAATCAAATTAAAGTTAAAGATATATTTTTATTAAAGAGAAGTGCTTTACCAAACATTGAAAAAGCAGCAGAAAAAATTGCAACAGGTCAAGTTACCGTAGGTTCACCAGCACAATTTAGAAAATGGTATAATGAACGAGGTGGAATTATTAATGAAGTAAAAACAAACGAGGAGACAACAATGAACATTAAAGAACTTGTTAAGACAGCAGTGAAAGAAGTAGTAGCTGAAGATAAACTAAATATGTTCTTGGAAAAGAATGTTCCAACAGATAAATCTAAGTGGTCGTATTATAAATCTCAAGCAAAAAAGAAGTTTGATGTATATCCATCAGCTTATGCAAATGGTTGGGCAGCAAAACAATACAAAGCCGCAGGTGGTGGTTGGAAGAAAGGATAAGACTATGAACGAAACAAGAGGAACTTGTTGGGTAGGATACAAACAAGTCGGTATGAAAGACAAAAATGGAAAAAAAGTTCCTAATTGTGTAAAAGAAGAAATGGAAATCTACTATGAAGTAGATGGAAAGGGACACGGATACACTTTTGAATATCTGAGATTACCAGAAGATATTAATGAAGCAGAATATCAAGGAAGAAAAGTAAAACTTGGTAAACCTATGCAAGGTGATGCTAAAAAGTTTAAAGTATATGTAAAGAATCCAAAAGGAAATGTTGTTAAGGTAAACTTTGGTCAAGGTGGAGATGCTAAAGGTGGGACAATGAGAATTAGAAAATCAAATCCACAGGCTAGAAAGAACTTTAGAGCTAGACACAATTGTGATTCACCAGGACCACGTCATAAAGCAAGATACTGGTCTTGTCGTAAATGGTAGGAGAGTTATGGCAAATAAACTAACAGAATGGTTAGTTAAACCACTTACAGAAGATATAAATATTCCTGTAAATGTTGGGGATACTATCTTAACAGGTCGATTTAAAAATAAAAAGACTGTAGTTAAGTCCATTGGGAAAGATGAGCATGGAATGCCAACTATCAATGGTAGAAAGGTAGTAACCTTTAGAATCAAAACAGAACCTAAAGAAAATATCCAAGAGGGCAAAATATCTTTACGAGTCCCAAGTGATATCAAAAAAATCCATAAACTATTCAAGAAAAATAAAAAACAATTATACATAGTAGGTGGAGCAGTTCGTGATGCAATACTTGGTAAATCACCAAAAGACTTTGACTTAGCAACAGATGCAAAACCAGATGAGGTATTGAAGATTGCTAAAAAGGGTGGAATGAAAACCTATGAAGTTGGTAAACAATTTGGTGTTGTGGTTGTGGGTGGACATGAAATTGCTACATTCAGAAAAGATATCGGTAAAGGTAGAAGACCTAAGGCAGTTGATTTCTCTGATATACAAGGTGATGTGAATCGTAGAGATTTAACTATTAATTCATTGTTCTATGATATAGAAAAAAATGAAGTAGTAGATTTAACAGGTGGATTGGAAGATTTAAAAAATAAAATCGTAAAGACGGTTGGTGTTCCAATACAAAGATTTGATGAAGACCCATTGAGAAAGTTAAGAGCATTAAGATTTCAGGCAGTTATCGGTGGTAAGATGGATAAAGATACAGAGATTGCTCTAATGAAAAATCCAAGTTTAAAAGGTGTGAGTAGAGAGAGAATCAGAGAAGAATTTATTAAAGGTATAGAGAAAGGAAAAAACTCTACATTGTTTATGAAAGCACTTGATAAGTTTAAATTTACAGAACAAATGTTCCCACAATTAAAATTACAAAAACCGTATCCAAATGTCAAGTCTTATGTTTTATTTTTATCAACTGTTTTAAGAAAAACGGACATAAGCAAATTACCAAAAGTTTTAAATCAATTAAAATATAGTAATGAAGAAGTAAGAAATATTTCATTTTTAGTTTATTTAAATAAATTTAAACCAGAAAAAATTTATGATTTTAAAAAAATACAAGAAAAAACTACATTATCTAAAGGAGATATTATATCTTATGGAAAGTTAGTTGGAAAAGATTTTCGTAAAATTGCAACTTTTGAATTAAGTATAAAAGCAGGTGGTAAGGAATTTGTAGGATTAACAGGTAAAGGAATAGGTGCTAAAATAAAAGAATTAGAAAAGAAAAAGTTTTTAGGTGAAGAGTTTGGAGCACCTGCAGGAATCATTCCATCACCAAGTAGAAAAGGTGTTGAAAAGATGAAGAAGAAAGGAAATACTTCAGTTCCTTATGGTAGTGGATATAAAAAATTACAAAAAGAGCTTGACATTCATATGGAAAATTTTGTAAATTTAAGTATGGAAATTGGGGAAAATACAACCATTTCCGAACAAAAGATTAAAAAAGTTATAGGTATTTATGGTGGACGATTTCAACCGTTTGGGCCTCACCATAAAAAAACTTATGAGTGGTTAAAATCTCAAGTGGATGAAGCTTATATCACAACAAGTGATATCAAGAAACCACCAAGACACCCAATGAACTTTAAAGAAAAAGTTCGTCATATGGCAAAAATGGGTATTCCATCTAATCGAATTGTTAAGGAAAAAACACCTTATGTTGCAAATAATACTTTGAAAAAGTATGATTCTGAAACTACAGCAGTAGTGTATATTTTTGGTAAGAAAGATGCAGGTAGATTAAAAGGTGGAACAAAAAAGGGTGGTGGTAAAACTTACTATCAAGATTTTAAAAGAAATAAAAACAATCTTCAAGGTTATTCAGAACACGGATATATTCTTACAGCACCACACCAATCTATTAAAGTTGGTGGTAAAGAAGTGAGTGGAACCGTAATGAGACAATTACTTGGTTCACCTGATTTTGAAAAAAATAGAGAAACATTATTTAAAAAGGCCTTTGGATACTACGATAAGGGTGTGTTTAAAATGATGAATAACAAATTTAAAAAGTTATTTGAACTATTTGATAAGTTTCTTATAGAGGGTTCTTCAATGGGTAGTATTCCTATTGATGATGGGCCACCTACATATTACGATGGATTTGAGGATTATCAACGAGAAACAAAAAAATGGATTGATAGAATATACAAAAGAGATAGAGAACAAGGATTGGGTTGGGAGTTAGTTAATTACATTTTAAGAGATAGTGCAATTGACCCTGGTTTAGATTACACCACAAGATTGGATAAAGTACCTACGGTTGCATATGGTAGAAGAGGTGCAGGACCATATGGTGAAAGATTCCCAAGTGAAGACCCGGTAAAAGCATATAAAAAGTGGATAGAAAAAGTTGTTAGTGGTTTAGATTTTGAAATATTAAAATGGATGGGATTAACACCAGATGAAAAAAATGTTACTGGTGTACCTGTTGAAGCACCTGCATTACCAGGTGTACAAACACAAGACCAAAACACACAAAGAGCTGTTGAACTTGATTTAACACCTGCAGAAGAAGAGATGGGTGATAAAATCAAACAGATGAAAGAAAGTTTTATGAAAGATGTAGACTTATTAATAGAGGGTGGAGCTTATGGACATATGAGTCATCCATTTGATGATAATAATCTTACATTTTCAGACTTAAAGATGATAGTTATTAATGGATTGGGAGGAAAGTTAGATAGAGAAGATGGTGTTACAGAGAAACTTGATGGACAAAATCTAATGGTAAGTTGGATTGATGGGAAATTAAGAGCAGCTCGTAATAAAGGACACCTAAAGAATTTTGGTAAAACATCACCAACCACTGCTGGTATAGCAAGTATGTTTTCCGGTAGAGGTGAGATTAAAAAGGCATTTGTAGGTGCTATGAAAGATTTAGAAAAATCAATTGGTTCATTATCAGATAAACAAAAAGAAAAAATATTTGATAATGGTAAGAAATGGATGAATTTAGAGGTTATGTATCCAGCAACTTCAAATGTAGTAGATTATGATGTGGCAGAAATAGTGTTTCACGGAACATTAGAGTATGATGAAAGTGGTAGACCAGTTGGTCAACCTAAAGATAGTGCTCGTATGTTGGCAGGTATGATTAAACAAACAAATAACCATATACAAAAAATGTTTAAGATTGGTAAACCAAACTTCTTAAAGGTTCCAAAGGTACAAGATTTTGGTAAAAAGAAAAGTATGTATTTAGGAAAAATAAAGAAACTACAATCACAATATGCATTAAGTGATAAAGATACTTTAGGTATGTACCACGAATCATATTGGAGAGAGTATATTTTTAATGCTAGTAAACAATTTGAAGTAAAATTAAAACCTGCACAATTTGCTAAGTTAGTAAAGAGATGGGCATACTTTGATAAAGGATACAAGATAGCAAATATTAAAAAAGATTATAAAGAAAATCCAAAGTTCTTAGAATGGATATTAAAAACAGATAAACTTGACCATAATAAAATGTTCAAACAGAACATTAAACCATTTGAGATTTTATTCTTTCAAGTGGGTACAGAAATACTTAAAAATATAAGTGGGTATATGGCAGTTAATCCCGATAAGACTATTCAAAAAATGAGAAAAGAAATGATTAGTGCAATGAAAGATTTACAAAAACCTGATAATATAGAAAAATTAAAAAAACTAAAAACACAAATTGAAAAACTACAGAAGATTGGTGGTTTAGATGCAATAGTACCAAGTGAAGGTATAGTATTTAAATACAAAGGTAAAGTATATAAGTTTACTGGTGCATTTGCTCCAATCAATCAAATACTTGGTAGTATAAAATTTGGATAGGAGTTACAATGGCAAATTATAGTAAAGATATGGAAAGACAAAACAAGGCATTAAAAGATTTAATGTCTGGTAAAGAGCATGTCAAAGATTATGTACAAGTAGGATACGAGGGTAAACAAGAAAATAAAGGTGGAGAAACCCGTAAATCAGATTTAACTGATATTATGGCATCAGTAAGAATGCCTTGGTTCTGTCCAACTTGTAAAAAAGCAATGAAGAAAACACTCGATGATAAGTTTTGGAGAATGTTTGGACATTGTATGGATTGTCAAATTGACTTTGAAACAAAGTTAAGGTATGAGGGTAAATTTGAAGAATATGCACAAAGAAAGATGTTAGAGAATAGAAAATCATATCTTAAAGATATGAAGCAAAGTATTGTTGAATTTGAAGAAACAGGTGGTAAAGCAGAATGGCTAAATCAAGTAGGTGTAAACACACCAGAACTTGAAAAGGAAAAGTGGGAAATGGGTGAGGAACAATTCAAACAAATTGTGGATGAAGCAAAAGAACACTTAAATAAACTTGAAGAGGCTATAAATGAGGAAGAGAAACTACTTGATACTGCCTGAATCGGTAGTACTTGATATAATGAATTTAGTTTCACGATTAGGTGAAACAGCAATAGATTATCATAATCGACAAGGAACATCAGAAACTAAAAGTAATATAATGGTGTACACGAGGATTATGGAAAAATTGATGGATTTAGAAGAACACGATATAGATTATGAAGTAGGTATATCGTTTGAAGAATTGTTAAAACAATGTGGAATTAGAAAACCAACAAGGAGAAAATAAAATGGGTGGAATTATTCAATTTATAATGAATCTATTTTTTGGTGGAAAGAAAAAAGAAGAAATCAAAAAATTAGATACAGCAATTAAATCAAAAAACGAAGAGGTTAAAGACCTTGAGAAGAAAGTTGAAAAACTTGAATCTAAAAAAAGAGTAAACAAAAAAGAAGTTGCTTCTCTTAAGAGAAAGGTAACTACTACCAAAAAACAAATTTTAAAGGCCGAAGAAGCAGTTAAAACAGATGATGTTGATGAAGCAGTAAAATTTTTGAAGAAATTTAGCAAGTAGAGTATATTTATATATATGAGATATTTTATTTACATATTATTTCTTGGTTTGTTGTTTGGACAAGATTCAAAAACTTTCACCTTTACAGAGGAAGAAGTTCTTGGGTTCACTAACAAAATCAAAGAATTAGAGTTAAAAGATAGTTTGAATGTATCTTTAGTGGTGGATTTAGAAAAACAAATCCAATTATTAGAAGATAATTCAAAATCTGATTCATTGATTATTGATTTTAGAACACAACAACTTCAATTACAAAAAGAAACTATTAATCTGTATAAGGAGAAAGTGAAGGTAGTAAAACCAAAATGGCATGAAAACAAGTGGTTATGGTTTGTTTATGGTGTTGGGGCTACAGCTATTTCAGTTAATCTTGCAGGACAAATAAACTAATGGCAGAACAATTTAAAGATGCAATAAAACAAGAGTATATCAAATGTGCTAAAGACCCTGCATACTTTTTATCAAAGTATTGTGTGATTCAACATCCAATACAGGGAAAAATACCATTTGATTTGTACGAATTTCAAAGGAATACCGTAAAGGAATTTGAATCTAGTCGTATGAACATCATATTGAAAGCTCGTCAGTTAGGTATCAGTACTTTAACTGCGGGTTATTCATTGTGGATGATGACCTTTCATCAAGATAAAAATATTTTGGTAATTGCAACAAAACAAGATGTGGCAAAAAACTTGGTAACAAAAGTTCGTGTTATGCACGCAAACTTACCAAGTTGGTTAAAACAAAGATGTGTTGAGGATAATAAATTAAATCTTCGATATGTCAATGGTTCACAGATTAAAGCAGTATCAAGTGGACCTGAAGCAGCTCGTTCAGAAGCTCTATCATTATTGATATTAGATGAGGCAGCATTTATTGATAAGATTGACCAAATATGGACTGCGGCACAAAGTACTTTAACCACTGGTGGACAATGTATTGCACTATCAACACCTAATGGTGTGGGTAATTGGTTTCACAAAACTTGGGTAGAGGCTGAAGAAGGTCGTGGTATGTTTAACTTTATCAAACTTCATTGGACTGTACATCCTGATAGAGATGAGACTTGGAGAGAAGACCAAGATAAATTGTTAGGTGTACAAGGTGCTGCACAAGAATGTGATTGTGATTTTGTTACTTCTGGTACTTCTGTTATTGATGGTACTATATTAGAAGAATGTAGAGAAAAATATGTACAAGACCCAATTGAAAAAAGAGGAATTGATAATAATTGTTGGATTTGGGAACCACCAGATTATACAAAGAATTATGTAGTATGTGCGGATGTAGGTAGAGGAGATTCAGCAGATTATTCTGCTTTTCATGTAATTGATATTGAAAAGGTAGAACAAGTTGCAGAGTACAAGGGTAGAGTACCTACTAAAGATTTTGGTAATATGTTAGTGAGTATTTCAACAGAATATAATGATGCTTTACTAATTATAGAAAACAATAATATTGGTTGGGCAACAATCCAACAAGTGATAGATAGGGATTATCCTAATCTATTTTATACAAGTAAAGATTTACAATATATTGATATTGCACACCAAATGTCAAATCGATATAGAGCTCAAGAAAAAAATATGGTGGCTGGATTTACCACATCAATGAAAACCAGACCATTAATTATTGCAAAACTTGAGGAATATTTTAGGGATGAAAGTGTAGTGATTCGTAGTAATCGTTTGATTGATGAATTATTTACTTTTATCTACAATAACAATAGAGCTGAAGCAATGGTAGGATACAATGATGATTTGGTTATGTCATTTGCTATCGGTTTATGGGTTCGTGATACTGCATTAAGATTACGAACTGAGGGAATTGAATTAACAAAAAAGACTTTAAATAGAATGCAAGATATTGACGGTCTTTACACTCCAGAAGAAAGTACAAATGAAAATTGGGAGTGGGAAGTAAACAAGAAAAAAGAGTCTTTAGAATGGCTCTTATAACAAAGAGGTAAAAAATGGCAGATACATCATTATACGCTAGACTGAGGAGATTATTTAGTACAAATGTAATCGTTCGTAATGTTGGTGGTAAGAAATTAAAAGTTGCAGATACTGAACAAATACAGGCAATGACTAAATCACACTTAGTAGATAGATATTCTAAACTACATAGTGGATTGGATTTGGTTAATAGTGGATATTCCACATATGCACAATTGCAAGCAGCAAGATTAGGATTGTTCAAAGACTATGAAAGTATGGATAGTGATAGTATTATTGCATCTGCACTTGATATATATGCTGATGAATGTACGATGAAAAATCCATATGGTGAAGTATTAAACATCGTAACGGATAATAATAACATCAAAGAAATTCTACATAATTTATTTTATGATATATTGAATATTGAATTTAATTTATGGCCTTGGACAAGAAACCTTGTTAAATATGGTGATTTCTTTTTATACTTAGATGTAGAGGATAAGTATGGTATTACTAATGTTGTACCAGTTTCATCTTATGAATTACTTCGTATAGAGGGAGAAGACCCTGAAAATCCTTATTATACTAAATTCAGAATGGAAGCTACACAAACAACACATCCTTATTTTGCTCGCTCAACAACAGGTAAAAAGATAGAATTTGAGAACTTTCAAATTGCACACTTTAGATTAGCAAGTGATAGTAATTTATTACCTTATGGTAAATCTATTTTAGAAAGTGCTCGTAAAGTATGGAAACAAGTTACATTGATGGAAGATGCTATGTTAATCCATAGAATCATGAGAGCACCAGAAAAGAGAATCTTCAAGATTGATATTGGTAATATACCACCAAACGAGGTTGATAACTATATGCAAAGAATTATCAACAAAATGAAGAAAACACCATTCATAGATAATGATACTGGTGATTATAACTTGAAGTTTAACATACAGAACTTAACAGAAGATTTCTTCTTACCAGTTCGTGGTGGAGATAGTGGAACACAAATCGAATCACTACCTGGTATGACTTATGAAACTACAGAAGATATTGAATATCTAAAAAATAGAATGTTGGCAGCACTTCATGTACCAAAAGCGTTCTTAGGATATGAAGAGGGATTAGGTTCAAAAGCAACATTAGCAGCAGAGGATGTTAGATTTGCTCGTACTATTGAAAGAGTTCAACGAATTCTTGTTAGTGAGTTAACTAAGATTGCTGTTGTACATTTATACTCACAAGGATATACAGACGCAGAATTAACAAATTTTGAATTAGAGTTAACTAATCCATCTACAATCTATGAACAAGAAAAGATAGAATTGTGGAGTAACAAAATAAATCTTGCTCGTGATATGAAAGAAAATCAAATGATGAGTAGTGAATGGATTTATAAAAATTTATTTAATTTCTCTGATGACCAAATCAAAGAAATGGATACACAAATTGTACATGACCAAAAAACCAAATTTAGATTTGAACAAATATCTGTAGAGGGTAATGACCCAGCAGATACAGGTGAATCAGTTGGAACACCAAGTGATATGCAATCATCAAATGATGATTACGGATTTGACCAAGAATCTAAATCAGGCTCTATATTCCGAGATAAAGGTGGAGCTCCAGAGGGTGGATTTGATGGTGCAGGAAGACCTAAAGAAGTACCTCATCATGGTAAAGATGGAAGTGCTCGTGGTAGAGACCCATTGGGTAGAACAGGTGTTCCTTTAGCTTTAGCACATTATGATGCATTAAAGAAATCATTTGGTAAAAAGGCAAAAGAGATTTTAAAAGAGACAATCGATAGTGAAGAAATAAATGAAGAATATAAAGATTTTAAGGAAGATAAATAACGATTTCTTGAAAGTTTTATATTTATTTATGTACAAAAAAACTATCAAAATAAATGGAGTGTTTGATGAAATACAACAAAAAACACAGTAAGATTAAGAATACAGGTATTCTTTTTGAATTACTAACTCGACAAATTACAGTTGATGTAATGAATGGTGTTGATAATAGTAAAGCTGTGAACATATTAAAAGAAAATTTTAGTTCTACTACACAATTGGGAAGAGAGTACGAACTATATAAAATTTTAACTGAAAAAAAATACAAAAATACTGAACAAGCAAATATTTTACTTGAAGCAGTAATTAAAAATCGTAGAAAACTATCAAATCGTAAGTTAAAAAATGAAAAATTTAATTTAATTAAAACAATTAAAGAAAATTATGATACAAATGATTTCTTTAATACAAGAATTCCTGAATATAAACTACTAGCTTCAATTTATAATGTTTTTGAGGGTGAATCTACTAAAGAAAACATTGGACCAGTTGAAGAAACTGATAGTAAAGTAACTATTGTAGAAAATATTACCAAATCTAAACACTCCAAGAAAAAATCTGGTAATAATGTTAGTGAATCTTTACAAAATGAAGATAAAGATTTAAGATTACTTACATATCAATTATTAGTAGATAAATTCAATGAAAAATATAGCACATTGAACGAAAATCAAAGAAATTTGTTGAGAGAATATATCAACAACATATCAAACACTAACTCTTTGAGAGAATTCATAGATGCTGAAGTTATAAAAATCAAAAAAGTACTTAAAAATCACTTAAATAAAGTTGATGATAAGATTACAAAGATAAAATTAACAGAAGCTATCAATCATACTGATACTGCAACAAGCGGAAAAGTTGTGAAAGACCAACATGTCATATCATTGATGAGATACTATGAATTAGTTAAGGAGTTAGAAAATGTCCACGAAGATAAGTAAAAAACGATTTATAGAAATACTAAAGAAGTTAATTCGACAAGAAATCGCTGAAGTATCCACGACAGGAACAGCTGGAACTTATCCAGGTGGACCAGGACATTACTATACACCACACGCATTCTCAAGTGGTTCAGTTGGAAGTAAAAATCCAGAAGTGGGTGGATATAAAAAAGTTAATGAGGTGAAATTTGCCGTAACTATTGATATGGGTAAATTAGGTCAAGGTAAAGTTCTTGTAGATGCAGGTTCAAAGGGTATGGCAAAAACAATGGTTGCTAAAAAATTAAAACAAGGTTTAAAGGGAGTTATAAGTGTATCTCGTGTACAACCATCACTTGGTAAACAAGTAGATAGAAAGATTGAGAATGTAAACGAAGTTACTAAACAAGAAGTCAATGCATTAAGAAATCTTGTAAAGGGTATTGGTAATCTAAAAAAAGACTTTTCAAAAGCAGCTTATATTGGTGATAAAGAACTTAGAAAAAAAGATTACAATAAACATTATGAAACACTTCTGAAAGCTGAAAAAGCAATGGTAGAACTTATGCAAATTTTTAAAAACAAACAAATGTTAGGTGAAGGTCGTTATCACGAGTGGAGAAATGACGAATCACTAACACCAAGACAAAAGATTGGTCATAGTATTCGTGAAGTTCGTCATTCTTTAAGTGAGTTAGATAGTGTGGTAAAGATGGCCGTTAAATTAAAAACAGAATTAAATATGGATTCAAGAAGTTATTGGAAGAACACTCATAAAGCCCTAACTAAGATTTCAGAAAGATTAGTTAAGATGGCTAATAAAGTAGGGAACTTAAAATGAAATTAAAAAATTTAATAAACGAAAATTTATGGAATGAAAGAAAGTTTGGTGAACCATTACCAACACTAGCCGACACTACCAAAGCATACAAGTTAAGAAAAGAAGAAGATGGTAAAGAACAACATCTTGATGATAAAGAAAAAGAAAAAGCTAAAAAACTTGGTTTGGTTTGGAAAGGTAAAGGATATGGTAAAAAAGATGCTGACCATATCTCACATAAAAATGTTGATGGTAAATTAACAAAAGTTGATGATGGTGAAAAACAAGACCCTAAATCTAAAGGATTGAGTGGTAGTGATTTCGATAGAGAACTACCATCAGATGGTCCAAATCCAACAAGTAAAGATAAACCTTTAGTTAAAAAAGGTGAACCAGTAAAACTTAATGATGATGCTCAAGACACAATCGATGGTATGGATTGGGATAAGTATAGTGAAAATATTCCAGTAAGTTATTTTACCAGCAAATTTAGTAATAATACAGAGGAATGGAACTCTCAAGTAAATCGTGTGTATGATGAAATGTATGGACAAATTCCACAAGAAGATTTAGATAAACTTGAAGATGCCCTTATAAGAGATGAGGATGAGTATGATTATGATTTATCAGAAGTTCCTGAAGAAGAAATGAAAGAAAAATCAAAAATACTTAAGGATTTTCATATAAAATACTCAACATCTGGAAACAAAAAATCAGCAAGTATAGATAAAGTTCGAACAGCTAAAGAGTTGAATGATTCAGAACAAATAAAAAAAGACCCAATGGGAACAGCCGAAAAACTGGATGACTTACTTCGAGATGTTTCAAATGAATTAGAAGATATCGAACAAGCCGATGACCAATATGCTATCGTTAATGATGAGTTTGGCTTAGAATTAAGTCGACTTCACGATGATATAGAATTTGGAGATGATGAAGAAAAAGAAGATGCTATAAAAGGTTTAAAAGATTTAACATCTGATGTAGAAAAATTTATGAATGTTAATTATAGTACACTAACAGGAATTGCAAAACCAAAAAAAGGTCAAAAGATTAGAGGGCCAGTAAGTATGGTTGGATATAGAACTGGTAGAAATAGAAGTGGTGGTATGTATGATAATGTTAATCCAAGTAATAAGTATTTAGTTGAAAGTGTTAATATATTTAACAGAGAATTTGGACAACCACTACCAACATTAAATGATGTGATGAAAGCACATCAAGGTAATATTCAAGAATCTCGTGAAGATGTTGAAAAGGCTAAAAAAGAATTAAGAATGTTTGCAAAAGAAGAGGGTATATTAAGAAAAAGAGTATTAAAATTAGAAGGTATGATGAAAAATGACTCTGAAAACAAAGATTTAGCAAAACAAATTAAAAAATCCTACAAAGATAATGTAACTAAATTCATGAGAGAAGCTGTAGGATTGGTGAAAAGGATGAAATAATGAAAAACTTAATTGTAGATTATATACCATTTGAAATAACACCGACTCAAATAAATGAGGCGATGAAAGAAAACAACGGAAAGTTAGTTGTTAAAGGTGTATTACAAAGAGCAGATGCAAAAAACCAAAATGGAAGAGTATATCCAATGGATATTCTAACCAGAGAAGCAAAAAATTATTCACAAAATTTTATTTCTCAAAAAAGAGCACTTGGTGAATTAGACCA